ATTGTTTGTAGTACCGCCAACCTGCTTTGCTTCTTCTTTATTGATATCTTTGTTCTTCTTGTTCAGATCCATCAGCTTGTCATTGACATCTGATACATTCTTGATCATATTGGACAGCACTTCAAAGGCACGAGGATGCTCTGATTCACGAGCAACCTCAATCATCAGGTCCATGGCTTCACGGCCTTTTTCTATTAGTTCGTAATAAGTGTCTCGGGAATATTCGTAGTCACTTTTTACATTATCATTGCTATCACTCATGGCGCAGCGCTATCCAAATAAGTTATGTTGAATCCATAGTCACTATCAGGACTCACTCCTGTCGGTGTAGGAGTGATCTCAATGTTATTTAGAAGGACATCACTGTCAAGTAATCCAGCACCAAGATTGAAAATATTGTTATTGACTTGACGAATGATTGCACGATCTTGCTGAGGACCATAGAAAGAAACTTTCATTCTGAAATCAAGAGTGTAGATAATCGTTCTTCTCTGCTCTAGCGGACCTTCGTAGTCGTCTTGAAAAGAAACACCATTCAGAACAATCGGAACATCTTCTAGAATATCTGTATAGTCAGAGAAGGGCTTTACTGTTACACTATACTGAGGGTTAAAGTACGGAAGAATCTGTTCAACAATCTGTAGAGCATCGTCTTGAGACTTCGCATAGATGTTTAGCTGGAAATCAATATCATAGGGGACAGCCGTGTAGAACTTTCTTCTTTGCAGAACTGTGGTGTCTAGAGTCTTTACAAAATTATTAACTTTTGGTAACTGTCTCTGTGCGTCATATGACATAGAAGTAATTTCAAATGACATACGAGGCAGCTTGACTGCGACTCTACGCTCTGCTTCTTCTCCATTCACCATCTCTGCAAGTCTTTGAATGAAGTTAGACTTAGGTGCATAAGACAGAGGTACTTTGACCTGAGAGAAAATCTCCCCTGAACTATTCTCTCTTAGAACGTAGATGTTATTGAAAAGAGACCCGAATACCGAGACAGCAGTGCGAACTCTTTTATGATAGAACCATGTACCGAGCATTATTGCATATCTCCGAACGGATTACTTTCACTGAAGTCTAAGAAGTCTGCTTCAAAATTATCAAAGATTATGTTTTGAGCTTCTTGCTGGATATCTTGTTCTTCTGCTACGGACTTCGGTGCAAGAGCAGCAAATCCAGTTTGTCCGACAACAGCAGTTGTTGTCGTAAATGTGTGATACTGACCATCAGTTGCACCAACTTTGTGTAGCTTGAGAACAAAGTCTGAATCGTTCCAGGCAACCACAACACCCTGAATAGTGTAGTCTTCATTCGCCTGTATGACATTCTCACCAATGACATAGTTTCTTGTTTCGTAGGGAGAAGCAATAGAAACAGTCGGTGCTGTCGGATAGAGATTACCAGAGTCTAGAATTGTCAGAGAGGAAACAGTACCCGAAGCAGAATCAATGTTAGCAAGGAAAGCAGGTTGTCTTGCTGTGAAGTGTTCTAGAACGGCTGTTGCGCTGTCAGAGTCATATGCAGCAGTCGGTACAGTAATACCTGTGCTGTCCCCTACAAGATCAGCACTTGAGCCAATCTTCGCACGGAACTCGTCAATGTACCCAGACGGGAGATCAAATGCAACACCACCAAGAAGACCAATCGCATCAAGACCAAGACCCGCTAAGTTAGTGACAAAATTTGCAGAGTCTTGTGATGCATCATTTAGAACTCTCACACCATTGATATATGCATACTTCGTAGCGCCATCATTCCCTAATAGAATATGGTTCCACTGACCAATTTGAATTTGCTCACCGCTTGTGACAGTTAACTGACCTTCGCTGTCGTTTGCGAAGTTTGTATACACCAGATTACCTGAGTTGTCAACACCCAGAATAAATGTTTTTGCATCAGAATCACCACCCGTTGTTACAAACCCTGCGTACTCATTAGAGTCTGGCAGAGATGTCGGGAAGAACTGAAAATCTATACTACCATTGCCCTCTTGTGTATAGGGCAGGCTGAATCTACGATAGAGACCTAGGTTCAAGCTTGAGTTGCCAAATCTTGCGACTTCGATCGGAATACTGGAGACAGAAACAGAGGGGATGTCAAAGAAGTAGCCTTGACCACCGGAAGTGATTTCACTAGAGACCACTCTACCATTATTGTCAAGAGTGAGAGTTGCTGTAGCTGCAGCTTCTGTCGCAGACGCCATAGTCAGATTGAACTTGTAAGTACCCTCAACAGTAATACCATCAATCTCTTCAACCAGTGTATTGAATTCTTCGTCATTGTACTCAAACAACTCACACTGGAGTCTGAATGTCGGTAGTTGACTGAGTTGATAGAAGGGAGTCTCTGTCTCGACCTTCTTGATTTCAAACATAGAGTTAGACATAGGCAGATAGATGATATCGCCTTCTCTAGGTCTGAATTTCTTTGAATCTAGAAAAGCACCAATCAAACTCTTCCATCGTCTACGAGCGACAATGAAAGTCGCCTGATCACGAATCTCTACACCAAATTTGGTAAACAGATCCCCTTCACCATCAAAGCCCTCAACATTCTCGACATACATTTCAATCTTGTAGGCTTCTGTGAAACGAGATTCGATATCATCTTTGAAGATGTTATCTTGAGAGACGATCTCACGAGGCAGATAATAAACATCTTGCCCATAGAACTTTAAAGACTCAATTACCAAGTCTTCATAAAGGTTCTGTTCTGACTTAAGACCTTGCTGAATGTAGGGATTTGTTGCCATGCTTTATCCTATGAAGAAGAGCGGACCAACATCTTCCTCTTCTCTGAACTTTGTAAGAATTCTTTCAATATCGTTCATCGCATCTTCAAGGATTTGACGACCGCTAATCGTTACACCACCGGGGAGTTGCATGCCTTCAAACTTGATTAGATTCTGTCCCCATTGACGCTTGATTAGTGCTGTAGTGTATTCTTTCAAGAACTTGTGATTCCAGAGAGAGTTGTAATCTTCACCAGAAGAGGTCGGTGTGCGAATACCATAGACTTCAATTACAATATAGTCACCCGCAGAGAGCTTCTCACTGGACAGGTAGAAGTACAGACGGTTTTCTTGGCGAGAGAATGTGATCTCAGGATGACCCGTGAGTTTCATATCAAGCAGAGAAAGATGCTGCTGCATCATCTCATAATAAGCAATGTCACCAGCGTAGTTGTTCAGGTCAGTGATGTCATTCAGCATCATCTGATATTTAATGTCAAAGAAGTTTGTAGTCTGCGAAACTGTATTGACAGGGAACATACGCACAACTGTCAGAACATCTGTGTTACCTACATCAATGTAACCATTGGAGATATCAGATGCTGACAGTTCATGCGAAATGTAGAAGCGGCGAGACCCATCGGGATGATACTCACGAAACCACTGGAGGGCTTCATCAACACGATCTTCTACTTGATCGTCATCCACATTGATCTCAATAACTGGACTACCCAGCGCTCTGAGGCAGTAGTCAATCAGTTCGTCTCTTGTATTGGGTAATGCCATGATAGTTTTCCGCTAAGAGGTTACCTCTTTATTTATATCATTTGAATCTATCAGGACCGTGTACCCACGAAACTAGTGACCAACGATTGCCTTTTGTGACTGGATTGACTCTATGCAAGCAGAAACTAGGAAACAGAATCATTGACCCGGGCTCTTGTGGAGCATCGTAGACCACACCATTGTTATTGACTTCTAGCACACCACCCTCAAACTCTGTGGGCTGATTTAGAGGCACAACAACAGAAATCTTGCGAGTAGAACTTGCCCCAGGACCAGCGTCAATGTGCCAGTCATAGTGCCCACCTTCTTCGCCTTTATAGTGCAGTAACTGAAGCGCATGAGTAATACCCAGAATGTTATAGCGGTAGTACTCTGCATTTGCTGTGGCGGTTGCGGCAGCAATACGATCAAAGATCCACTTTGTCTTCTCATTCAGTTCTAGATTATAGGTGTCAACTGCACGAATGCTTGTGTCATACTTACGAGTCTTCTCAGACCCGACTGTGGACTTCGTACCGTACATGTTATCAGCCATCGCCACGATGCGCTGACATTCTTCAGGCGTGAAAGACAGTTCTGGTTTGAAGTTCTTATGAAAAGAAGTCATACCGGGAAATTCATTGTCAGAGGTACGAATCATCACGCCATCATGAATCACAGTAGACTGAGGCAGCTTGTATGTTTCAATCGGGTCTGAAGGTTTTTGTTCTTCAGGAGGTACGATCACACCTACTTCTTCACCGACAATCTGAGTGATCAGAGGAACATTTACCATATTCTCTTCTTCACGCTTGACACCCATCTGCTTACGCCCATCAAAGATGTTGTCTTTGTAGGGTCCGTTAGCATCAACATAGTGGAAGAACACTTGCACTTGCCACTTGCCCTTGTACTTCGGGCGCCAGTGAGGTAGTTCGCAACCACGATACATGACAAGATCACCAATATTGATTTCTAGAGGATAACCCACAAGGTCTTCTTCGTCCGTTGCAAAGAAGATAGGCCAGATGCCCGACGAATCATCAAACCCAAGTGTCATCGTACCCGAGATTTCGCACGATGGGCGATCACGGTGACGCACCAGAATCTCACCAGGGCGATAGATTCTACAGTAAGTGTAAGTGGGAAGGACTTCTACGCCTAGTTGCTTTGACAGTGCAGGTGCGAGAGACGCTGCTAGATTGTCAAAGATCGGATCACCGTAGATAGAATCAGACAGAGGGCACTGCGGGTCTTTCTCTAGTTTACCTTCTTCGAAGAGACGAAACATGTGATTGGTAAGTTCCTCGCATTTGTCACGAGGAACTGCACCCGAAAGATAAACATGTCTATGCTCTTGAAAAGATTTTGCTGCATCCATAATTAAACTCCAAAAATTACATCATATGTTGTTCACATGTATCTATATTAGTATTGATTCCCTGAACCCCAAGCCCTTGCCACAGTCAAATCTCCGACATCGGTTCCATTTGCATCTGACGCAAATGGAAATTTTTCAATTACATTTGTGTAAGGCGGAATACGACCCCCAGAAACATACCCATGAGTAGTAGAACTTTGTCCGACCACTTGATCTTTAACGCTAGTTAAATCTCCAACATCAGTAGCGTTTCCATCTGAAGCAAACGGAAATTTATCAATGACATTAGAAAATGGAGGGGTAATTCCGCCCGAAGTATATCCATTTTCAGAAGAACTTTGCCCCGAAGAATAGATTGCCGTTCTAGTTAAATCTCCGACATCCGTAGCGTTGCCGTCAGATGTAAAAGAGTATTTTTCTATAACATTTAAATATGTTGGCGGCGGTGTTCCGCCTGCACAGTACCCATTTTCTGTGGAGTTTTGAGCAGCTTGATTTCCATATTTTGCTACTGTTAAGTTAC